GCACGAAAACCTCAGCACCCCCTATCACTAGGGAGTGCAAAGAACAATGGGTTTCAGCATTGCTACGCTAAAAACGCCATGAATCCATCCACTTGTAACAATAGTCGAATTTCCCTTTGAGGAACCCAACCTATCACTTTGCAGATGGTGGTTATGTAATTAACGTATAAGCCATCCGCTCACCGGATAGCCGTGGATAGAAAATTAGCTCATAGCTTTAAAAACTATCCGGTGGGTCTGTTTTACAGTGACCAAACTGATTCCATTTAAACTCGGAATAAGAGCTTGATATTTACAGTATCATACTGTCTCCAATTCAGGAGAAGGGATCATTCCAATTCAATGTTGTAAATGACAGGAGGGCAACAAATGAAAAACCCACATTGATAATCATCGCCAACAGCCCTGTAAGTCTGCACAGTAGTGGCAGTAGCCGTGTTACAACAAAGATAATTCTTGGGAAAATACGTGGGATTAGGTTTGCTTGTTGCATTATCAGTAAAATGATTATAGAAAAAAGGTGTAGGCGTGTACATGGGCAATTTTACTTCAGTGAAATTATTATTTTGCGCAGTATTTGAAACAGTTTGAAACTGCGTTGGTACACGATGAAAATTGTTACCATTAGAAGTGTTAAAAGTATCTGATTTGTATGCCAAACCTTGATATACGAACATCTGAGATGTAGTCGAACTGGGAGTAAAACCAATGCGAATAGAACCTCTTGCATAACAAAAGCAAGAAGCTAAAAAAGCATAATAATCAGAACCCAATACACCAGCAACACCATAGTCATTATCATCAGCATTTGGGGCGTAAGTACCAATAACCCAAGGATTTATGGAACGGGCAGATAAACTAGTACCCTCATACGTTGTACGTGTTTGACTAAAACGGGTCAACAGTTGTTTAATGCTAGTGACAACTTCACCAATACAATGCTCAGCAGGAGACAAATTGTTAGGATTGACTATTTTGGAGGACCCAATACATTTTTGTGTAGCGCCAACAAGATCATTGACAGAATCCATTTGAGTTGTGAAAACAGCTGATTCATATTCATAATAAGCATCTGAGCCAACGAAAGGAACAGGGTAAGCAAGCTCAAAATCATCAGCAGCAGAAACCTCAACTAAACATGTGATGGAACTGCTAACCGAACCAGGAGCAACAAGCTCATTAAGAACTCTAATTTGGAAAGTGCCAAATGACGAAGAATTACCATCATCACAAGCAGTATCAATAGTGGGTCTATAGGGCTGAGTTGCGACAAAAGGACATATAAAAGAAAACTCATTAGAATGTCTAAGGTCTATAATTTCTCGGAAAACATAAGTTGAATCAGCATTCCCAGGAATAGAAACAGAATTACCAGGGGTATAAGAAACTAAAAGACGACCAGAATGAAATTCTGTCTTGACAAATTTAAGAGTATACTTAACAGAGCCTCTGTAATACCTAAAAAATCTTGAAAAATAAGAAATTGGAAGATAAGTTCTATAAGAAACAGAGGCTAAACCTTTAGTCTTGATTCCACTAACAAGAGGATCACTAGTAGAACTAAAGTAATAATAGGCCGGTTGTATGAGATCTTCAAACAACGAAGTATCATGCGCATCACTCGTCGTAATATTGAATTGAGTGAAATAAGCGGGAATGGAAGTGAGATACTTAAGAGACATCTCATCAATATCAGTATTTCCAAAACCAGCTAGTACCCTAACCTCATTGTTGGCCTGATTGGCTAAAACTAAGGAAGTATCAGCACCGTCACTATTAACCATATAAGGAGCAGAACCAAACTTAACAATTGTAGGTTCATTAGTCACAGTGGGTTTAGACCAACCAAAAGAAGAAGCCATATTAGCTGCAGCAGACAAAGCCCAATTCGTGGGTGCAGCAAGGGCGGAAAGAGTTGGAGCAATAGGCATAGCAAGTGAAGCTACTGAACCAGAAATATCAGCAGCATCGGCCAAAGCAGAAGAAAGCCAACCAGTACGCCTAGTCTCTCTTTCTTTTGCCATCTTGGCCTTGACAGAACCCGTGGGTTGAGCTTTCCTAAGAATAGATCCATTGATGTTGCCGGAATCCATCTGAGTACCGAAGACAAGATCTCCAGTACTAGGGGTGTTGATTTCAATATCCTTGAAAGATACCCAAATTGTGTAATCACAGGTATTAGAACCACCTGTTCCCACAGTCAATGGGGAATACATATCAAAAAATATTGAACCAAGATTTCCTTTACCAGTTTGCAAATTGAGACAACTGGCAGGATGAATATATGGAATTTCCATGATACACTCAGACTGAGTACCCATATCAAGTTCCACACGAGGGTGTTGTGTTTTTTGAGTAAGATTCACATTACGGATCCACTCATTCTTATTACCAACCGCATTTCTCTGAGGTATGTAGTGAACCAAAATTCTACCTTGTTGAAAACGATTGGCATTAATTTGAACACGAATCACAGTGGTGGCCTTAAAGCCAAGAAAACCCTTTAATTTTTCTGCATATATTGGAAGTGCGAGAATATCACCATAAAGACCAATTTCTTCAAACTGCCCAGTTGTGGTAGTTGAAATGGTACCAGTATGGTAAGGATAGGGTTTCTGTAAAAAGTGTACTATAGTTTGATGATAACCAGAATCAACAGAGTCAATTAACTCTGAGGAAAGAGCTGATTGTTTTGCAATATTATAATAAGGGATAACTCCCTCAGTGTTTAAGAAAGTAGTACCACTTTCTTGGACAGTTGGACTGTCAGATGCTTCCATCTTGTTAGTAATTTGTTCTGAATCTGCAAGTCTTTATGATCATCTCACGCTGACTTAGACGTGAGGACCTCCGAGATTGCCCTAGATATTGGTGGTCTGCCACCGTTCCATCTTGGGTGGTAATCCTAAATAGGAAAGAACATTCACACATCACGCACTTCTGGGTATTTATTATTCTCGGTATTTGTATTACCTAGAACGATCGTGGGTATGTTTGGGTATACACTTTCTTTAATGCCTAAGTGTAAAGGCGGTTAATACCTTACCAAATCTCCTCAATATGTCTACTTTTCATAAGTAGGTATTCCCTACTTTGAATTAAAGGACAATAATTCAATTCCTTTTGAGCATTCAAAAGTAAAATTGGAGCATACTTGTTGAAGATGGACTCATCATGTAAACTAAGTTCCATAAGACAATTGTCCACATTCTGTCTAGTGATTTCCTCTTTTTGAGAACCTTTCTTCGTCCAATAAACAAATTCCAGGATTGTATCTAAAGTCAAAGGCGCAACATACTTCATAATTGCTGCATCAAATCTAAATGATCTTTTAAGAAACGCTACATCAGCTAATGTCCTAAATTTCCTAACTTGATCATCTTTCCTCTCATTGGTGTACTTTAAACCAATCATTTTAAACAGTTCGATGAGCCTTTCTTCAGTCATGATGCTTTCAGCATATCGACTTTTATTATGAACATTATCATCACCATAAGAGGCAACATATAAATGTTCATTAAACATCTCAATACTTTCCACATTATTACGATGTAACATAATCCAAACATAGCGAAAAACTAGTTGAACGTACATACTATTTATGATCACAGTGAGAGGATGTCCGGATGGTAAACTGGAGACGAGATGATAAACATAACTGCCATTGATGTGAACAGAGTTAACGACTTCGTACCAAGCAGTCTCCCTAGCCAAGTTGTTTCCATCTTCATTATTATACCATTTATTAATGATATGTAGGATGGACCACAAAATTGGAGTTAATTCACTGTAATCAAATTCACTGAAATCACCAGCATCAACACTAGGGCCCTTACTCTTCAGCATTGTGGCAAGTTTATGCCATTCATCAGAATAGGGATTAGCACCAACACAAATACCATTGTCAATACGATTTTGCTGTATCCAAATAGCAAAAGACATAAAAAGTTGTCTAACTTCTATCAAATGATCAAGCGGACAAGCGTTGATCATTCTTGTTTTACCCTCATCAACTTTAGCA